GGAACTCGTCCAGCCAGTCAACGTAATTCATACCACTGAGGTCTTCCTCCAGAATCTCCTTCAGGTAGGTAGACCACAGATGACTCCGACGGAGTACTTCAGTATTGTGGGTATTCATTTAAAACAAAACTCCTGTTAATTAGATGAAGTTATTTTCCGTAAAACCTCTCAGGGTTCTGCTGTGCATCCTTAATCATCTGGTTCTGAACTTTTTGAGACCAGAACGCTGCCGGATTAGTCCGGCGCAGATGGTCATAGTATGCCTTAGTCCCCTGTTTAGGTTCGTTAGAATAGTTGGAAATGCTCTCAGAACTGCGAGCAGACGGAGCGCCCGGAGCGGGAGCCTTGGTCTGAACACCAACGAGCTGAGCGAATCCAGTGGGAGATTTACGAGCAACCTCCAGCAGATCGGAAACGGACATACCAAGGGCCTGCGCCTTTTCGGCAACAAACTGCTTAGCCTTTTCCGTATCCCCATTAAGGTAATCCACTACAGCCTTAGATGCAGCCATAACATTTTCCCTCTGCTTGGCTTCCGTCATGCGCTCTTCGAGAGCGGCATCAACAATTTTACGCACTTCATCGTCGCTGAAAGACTGGTTACTTTCGCTTCCCCGCGAAGCCGTCATCTTATTCAGTACGTCGTCTAGCTTGGTAGACTGTTCGAGTTTAGCCTGGAGGTTAGCGAGGTCCTCCCTCATGCCTCCGTTTTCAGATTTAAGCCTCTCGATAAACGAGTCTTTTTCCTGAATAGCTCGAACAAGGTCAGCAGTAGTCTTGTACTTTTTACCTTCACCTACCAGTTCAGCCAGCGGGTCGTCTGACAGAAGGTTAGGGTCGGTATCGTGGCCCTCACCGTGGTCGTGGTTAGAGCCTTCCCCGTTGGTCAAGGTCGGGTTGTCACCTTCGAAAATATCGGTCATTTAGTTTCCTTTTCGTTTAGAGTGAGGAGTCCCCTCACGTCGCGGATTGCACGAATATAGCCGTTCTGGTCGGCCTGCTTATATGCCCAAGAAGGGGAGTCATAGTCCGCCAAACGGGCAATCTCTACACTCTCCTCAAGACCTTCTAGTACTTTGTCGAGTACTTCGAGAACATCTTGAACAGAGTAAAGTCTTTTCTTGAACGCTTCGCGTTCCTCTTGTGGAAGAACTTTAAGCCATCTCACTTGCATCAGCAATCTCCTGCTCAACCGGGTCAGGTCGCATAGACTGTCTCTGCAAGGCGGCGTTAAGTTGCTGACTGAGAGCAGTCAACATGGCCTGTTCCTCCAGACGGACACCGTTCTTAACCAGCCCGTAGGGCTTAAGTTCCAGCAACTCTTCCATAGCCTCTGCGATCTTGAGTCCAGAGATATGAGCCGTAACCGTCGGGTCTTGGCCTGCTGCCGAGTTAAGGAACTGGATCAGGTTCTGTACGGCCTGAGCCTTCTGCGTAAAGTGCCGGGCACCTACAGGGTGCAACGTACCATCAGCACGCAAGTCGTGGGCAGTAATAGAACGGAACACTTCTGCACCGAACTCGTCCACGTCCCGGATGGTATCAACGTCCATGTGGGTACGTGCCCGCTCCAGCATGTTGTTGAGGATACGCTCAAGGAACTGTTCCTCAAACTGGTTGACCTTGCTCTGGAAGATTCGGGAGGCACCATTCTCAAGTACCTGAACCTCGAACGCGGTCTTTTCTCCCGGAGTACGGAAGCCCATAGCCTGCTTAGGTGCGCCTGCCATCTCTTCCATTTTCTGCTCAAGGACAGCAATCTGCATGTCCGCATTGAGCGCAGTAACATCCGGGTGCATCATCTGCACGTCACCCTCTTCACCGCAGTAAATCTTTTCCATCGGACCGTAGTTGAAGTCATTAACATCGCCTACGATCTTGAACACCGGAAACGCAATCAAGTCGAATGCGTCAGCCTTCAAGTTCTCCAGATGGTCGATGCGGTACTGGAGTCCTACGAGGTTTTCGAGCGGACCCATCGCATAAAGGTTTCCGGGACGTTTGCGCCATCCCACCATGACCTTAGTGCTTTTACCGTGGATCGTATCCATCGGAGCTTGGTGGAGAATATACCTGCGATCTGCAACGACAATCTTTTGGTTCTGATAGTATTCACCAGATACCGGATCGTGGTAGTTGCCTTCGAACTCCAGAATCTCAACCGTCCCAGAGCGAAGATACTCAGTATAGGTACCCACACCCGCAATTTGGAGATTGTAGTCATCTACTACTTCCTTGGTTTGGTACTTACGCAACTCTTCCCGATCGTTCTTCATCTTGTTGATAGCCTCTTGGTAGTAGGCTTTCTCGGGAATATTTCGCGCAATGTACTCTAGCTCACCCATGTTATAGAACTTACGGACGATCTTGGGGGACTCGTCGAAGTTGGGGGCTGTAGGATCAAACACAATGTCCAAGGGAGAGATACGGATTACCTTGGGACCTACGTAGCTGTTCTGGATAACTCCTTCTGCATCTTCGTAAGTTTCCCGGACGTATTCCGTGTCAGCTATCGCAATGCCACAGTCAATGTAGTCAAGGACTAGATCGGATATGGTATCCTTGAAGTCGTTGTTACGAGTCTTGTTCCGCATGTAAGAGCGTATAATATCCCGCTTGGCCTTGCTTGCGGAGTCCTCGTTCTTAGCTTCCCAAGTGAACCAATTGTCATTCGGGAATAGCGAAGCCATGTAGTGTGCGTGAAGGTTATCCCTGATCTGGCACAGCTTGGGAATCGTAGTCCGGTTCTTCCAAGGCAACGAGGAGTTAGAGGTAGTGCTGGTGTCGGTACTGAACAAGTACCTTCGGACCTCTTCTACCTTACTTTTCCATGTAGCCCTAGCCCCGTCCCACTGGTCCCACAGGCTTGCAATAGAACAGGCTAGCTGGTCCGGTGCGGACAGAAGGCTTGTTACTTTTACTTTGCTACTCAATTAATATACTCCTCCAAATCGGGGGTGATATGCTATTTGTGTTACGTTGCTTGATGCTCTGCTCCTCAGGTCTTTCGGAGGAACGCTGATCTGTATCGCGTTAGCTAGGGCATCCTTAATATCGTCATGCGGAGGACGATCTACAATAAGCTCTTCCTCCAACTCCTGACACATCCCTCCCTTGTAATGCCAAATTGCTAGCTGGTCATACCTAGGCTGCAAAATGGCGTTGATACGTTCTTGCTTATCTCCTTCATGACGGGATGGACGGTACTCGTCAACCTTGATCGAGAGTCCGTTGGGCTTGAAGTACTGTTCCTTAAGCTCCGTCACAACAGTCTGCTGTGCTACAGTCACTTCCGCTCGTAGCTTCTTGAATCCCCACTTGACGTACATCCTAAGGATGTGGTCAAAATAGTCTGAGATCCTGCCCGTCTTGAAGCGGTCAATATCCAGCACGTAGATGTTGCCTTCGTAATCTACACCTATAACGACAATGGCCGTAGAGTCAGCTCTCTTGGAGCGACTGAACGCGAAGTCGATTGCGGCAAAGACGTTGAGCTTACGGTCCTTGAAGAACCAGTAGCCATCTTTCTGTTTGATGAACTTCCTGTCGTAGTACTGGAACTTGGACGGATCAATCGGGGCATTGCCCGGATCGTTCGGATTGTTGTAGTACTGGGCGTAGAACTGGGCTTTGTCCAGATACTGCGCCTTCTTCTTAGCCAGTATTTGCTGGTTGAAGCCGTACCACTTACCATCCTGCCTCTGCTGTCTAGGCCATAGGAACTCTCCGTCCGTCTCCACTACCCTCTGGAATACCTCGTACACGTTGGCTGTGTCTATGACGTTGCCATCTTCGTCAAAGGTATCTTCAGTCATTTCCATCAAGGACTGGTACAGGTCACGGGGATGATATCTCGTGCCTACTACCCACTCTGATGCTCCCGGATTCTCGATAGACGAAAGGAGCGAGTATGCCTTGGCTACCTTCTGTCTACCCTCTTCCGTGTAAGCATTCTCAGGTGCTACCACGTCGTCGAGTACAGCAATGTCACAGTGAAGCCCCGTAACAGAAGTTGTGAGGCCAGCGGTGAACACCGTCGGGTCGCGCACCTGTTCCCGTTTTCTGATCGGGTGGTCAACTTTAATTGCGGAGTTGTTCCACAATGTGCGCTTACCTTCCTGAGCTTCTACCATTTCAGGCCAATACTT